GGCAGATATCTGGAAGGCGATCGTTAAATCTCAAGTGGAGACCGGCAATCCATACATGCTCTACAAAGACAGCATCAATCGTAAGAATGGACAAAAGAACTTGGGCGTCATCAAGAGCTCAAATTTATGCAGCGAGGTTGTAGAGTACACCGACCCTGACGAGACCGCCGTCTGCAACTTAGCGTCAATCGCATTACCAAAATACGTTCAAGATGGAAAATTCGATTACCGGCGGTTGCACAACGTTACCAAAATTGTCACGAAAAACCTGAACAGAGTCATCGATAGGAACTTTTACCCAACGGAACCCGCGCGGAAGTCAAACATGAGACACAGGCCAATTGGCATCGGTGTCCAGGGACTCGCGGACACCTTTCTTCTCTGCAATTTGGCCTTTGACAGTGAAGAGGCGCGCACCATGAATGCGCACATCTTTGAAACGATTTACCACGCGGCACTCGAGGCATCGCACGAACTCGCACTCGTCGATGGATCGTATGAATCGTTCACCGGGTCGCCCGCGTCCGTGGGCATCCTTCAGTTCGACATGTGGCCGACGCCGGCAAAGTTTTCGAGGCGATATGACTGGGATAAAATGAAGCGAAGGATCCAGGAAGGTGGTCTGCGCAACTCACTTCTCGTAGCACCCATGCCGACTGCGTCCACGGCACAAATCCTTGGAAACAACGAGGCGTTTGAGCCGTATACGTCACACATTTACCTCCGTCGAACGCTTGCCGGTGAATTCGTGATAGTGAATAAACACCTCGTCAAGGAGTTACAGTCTATGAATCTGTGGAACCAACACACCAAGGACATCATCGTACGCGCGGGTGGGTCGATCCAGAATATCAAGGAACTTCCCGAAGAGATGAAGAACAAATATAAAACGGTCTGGGAGCTGTCTCAAAAGGTGATCATTGATATGGCGGCCGATAGAGGCCACTTCATTGACCAGTCGCAATCCATGAATTTGTTTGTTGAGTCACCAACCCTGGCGAAATTAAGTTCCATGCACATGTACGCGTGGAAATCGTCACTCAAAACAGGTATGTACTATCTGCGCAGTAAGGCCAAATCCCGCCCGATTCAGTTCTCATTAGAACCCGAATGCGAAGCGTGTGGAGCTTAGAGAATCGGTTGTAATTGAAACAAAGAAACCATGGCCACGCTCAAGATCACCGAAGCCGTCGACCAAATCTCGTTCAAAGAATATGGAAACAAGAAGATCGTCGTGACGAACGCGGATGAAGAGCTGTTTAAAATCGCGTGCCCGAGACTCTACATGCCGTTCGGGATGTCTTGTTTTGAATCACAATTCGGCGACCCGCCCAAATACACCCTCGACTTCGCATTGACGGGGCACGACGAAGAAGGCTCGTTCGTGAAGAAGTTCTTCGAGGAATTCAGGCGCATCGAAGATCGCATATGCGATGAAGTGGCGAGTCAGAGCATCGCCATCTTCGGTGACGTGAAAACACCGAGCGAGATCCGCGATATGTTCACGTCTGCCATTCGCGACGAGAATGCCGGTTGGGCACCGAAACTCAAGGCGAAAATCGATGTCACAAGCGACGGCGACGTCTTCAAGACGCCGATTTACGACGAGAATCAAGTACCGCTTCAAGACTGCCCGCGCAAGGGCCTGTATGCGAAACACTCGGGGCGCTCGACACTCGAGTTGACGTCGATTTGGTTCTACGACGGTAAAATCGGCGCGCTCTGGAAAGTCAATCAATTGGTCGTCTACGCACCAAGCGAGTCGAAATTACCAGAATTCGCGTTCAGGAACATTTAGTAGTCATTCAGGGCGCCGTGATCGACACGGCGCGCTGAAATGAGGGTTAGCGCGCGTTTTTAACATAAACTATCCACGTGTAAATCTCTTGTGCCTTTTTCAGCAGCTTACCACGCACGATGACTTGACGCGCGGGGTCCATGTCGAGTTCCTTTTTCGCGAGCTCCACGGCTTTGAGCCAGGCCTGCATGCTTGCAATACACCGAGATTATTTATTTCTTCGCCGCGAGTCGAGCACTGCGTCTGGTCGGAACCTTCGAACACACGGTGACGACCTTTTTCTTGCACACGGTCGCGTTCGCGTTACCGCCGTTCATGATTTCGTTCATGCGCTTTTTGATAGCCTTGTACTTTACGGTACCAGTTTTGGGGATCTTTTGGAATTCACCCTTCTTGAATCCCATGATTTCCTTCAGGGCTTGAGACCAGGCCTTGACAGCCGGGATCTTCTGGAGCCGCTTGCCATGAGCGCACTTCTTGGTCGAGATGACACCCGACGGGTGCTTCGTGGTCTTACGCATCAATTGTTTGTTTTTACACGGGGCTGACATTGTTGTTGTACTGTTACAAGAGAAATTAATTAATCACTAAAGTAATCGTCCTCATCTGAATCGACCACAACGTCACACGGTGGTTTCGGTTTCAGCGGCCGACGCACGCGGACCTTGGGCTCGGGAATCCTTGCCTCGAGCTCATCCATGTGTCGACGGTAATACTCAACTTGGTCCCAAAATTCTCGGAACACGGGAAGAGATTTTTCCATCCACTCACGATCCCTCGGTACGTAACACACTGTGAATTGCGGGGGTGCCGGCCAGGTGATCTCGGACGGCTTGTACTGGACGAAGTACCCATCGTCGAGGTCGAGGATGTCCATGCAAAGTTGAAGCTGAGGCATGTAGTGCTCGGGCACGGTCTGACCGTCGCCGATGTCACGCATGAGTGGACACTTGATCTCCACTAGTGAATTTGAGATTTCCGTCACACCGTCCGGAGAACCACCCAGAAATTTGTGCACCGGGTGCTGCACGACACCGAATTCGTACACTTTACCAACTTCTGGGTACTTGCTCTCGAAGATTTCCCGCGCTTCATCTTCGTATTTCTCTCCGTGTTTCGTCGCCTCGTTGCCCGTGAATTTCTCACCGAGGCCGCACTTTTTCAGTAACAAATCGAATGGTTTCTGGTATTTGTTACACCCGAGCGCCGTCGCGGCATCACTCGCCGTGAGCATCCCATGGCGAAGATCGAGCCACGCTTGAGATTTTTGAGGAGGCGCATTTTTATCCAGTTCGATGAGTCTCGCGACGTTGGGGTGCATTGTGTGTACTACATTTGTGATCGAGTCTACTTCCTAAATAGCTTCGGGTTATCGAGAATGAATTTTATATCACCCGCGAGGCGGTCACGTATCGCCCGGATTCGGCGAATGTCTCGAATCATGCGAAGACGGTGAAGGAGCTGGCTGCGCGTCCATCCACCTTGTTGGTGCGCCCTAAGCAGCGCAGACCGACGGCGAGTGTGGGAAAGAGTGGAAACCGACGTCGGGTTTGGTCCGGTCGCCGGTCCACCGTAGCCGAAATGAGACAATGGGCGCTTATCTATCTTATCCTGGCGCGCACGCGCCCTGCGTATTCTGCATACGCGCTTCGTCGGACACGGGGGTTTAGTGCTCATCACTTAACTTCTACGCAGATAAGATTCCGGCGGTGGCGGCCCGGGTGGTAGCGGAGGGAGTGGTGGCGGTGGCGGGGGAGGAGGCGGTGGCGGAGGGGGCGGTCGTGGGGGAGGTCCGGGTGGAGGATGGAAAAATGCGCGCGCCGCGAGCTGCTCGGCTTGTTTCTTCGATCGCGCGCTTCCCCGACCCATGAAATTCCCTTGAACGTACGCGTCGACGACGAACACGCCGTCGAAGTGTGACGTGACCCTGTAGTCAGGAAGGTCGACCGCGTTCGCCTGACAGTACCGCATGAGTCGATCCTTGAAGTTATCGTCGACATCTAAAACGGCCATGTCTACGATGTTCGGGTCGTTGTAAACCCGAAGAATAAACTCCTTCGCGTGTATGAGACCCAGGTCGCAGTAAATGGCGCCGACTAAACTCTCAAAAGCGTCTTCTAACATGGCCTTGTTTTCCACCCAACCATTGCGCATGCCTTTTTCGTCCATGATAATGAATTCATGTAGCCCGAGTTTCCTAGCGATCCCGGCGAGCATTTCCCCTCGCACGAGCTTTGTCCTAGCCTTGGTTAGAAAACCTTCCTGGCGTTCCTCGAATTTATCAAACAGAAACTTGGTTATGACGAATCCTAAGACGCTATCACCGATGAATTCGAGTGTCTCGTAAGACTCTGTGAGTTCGTCAGGGTATTCTTTCAGGGCTGATTTATGGGTGAACGCTCTTTGGTACAAACTCGGGTCGCCGATCTTTGTACCAAGGAGACTCTCGATGTCCTGGCGGGTTATGAAGCGTATCATCGATACTTTGTCATTACACGATTTATTTTCTTAAGGTCGTTTGATTCACTTCTTGGATGGGTAGTGTTTGCTGAGGTACTTTTGAAGGTTCAAAAATGTAACCTCAACACCGTCATCCGGTTGAAGAAGTTCACGAAGGACGTCGTCCATATTGATCTTGCGACCGTTTTCGACATCCTTCAGGCCGTTCGTCTTGATGTAATCGTTGACGAATTTAGTGACCTCGGATCTCGAGGCAGTCGAGCCTTGCGGAAGGTTCATGAATTTGAGAAGCTCAGGGGAAATTTCTTGTTGACGGTTGAAACCATTGTTCGCCGCGCGTTGCTTTCGGATTTCCCCTGTCGGGTCCTCGATGTGCGATTTGATCTTTCGGCAAATCTTTGCGAGTGACTTGACTTCGCCGCGAAGGCCCTTGATGTCGTTGGTGAGTTCTTCGATCGTGCTCATGCTTGTGTGTTTCCTGGGTATTGGTCATTGCTTTTCTCTAAGGCATCTTTCAAAAAGTATTATTAGAGAAGAGCCGTGACATCGTGGTAAGAAAACCAACAACATGCTGTACAGCACGCAACCGACTCAATCCGAAGATGGCACGTACTTCGTCAAGGCGACGACCAACGAGAAGCGCAAGAAATTCGTACAGATCAACAAGGCAATCGTCGTCGACGAATCTGATTCCGTCAGTGACGTCTCTCTGCAATTGCACGTGTCAGGCCTCGACAAAGTCTACGACGTCGATGCAGAAAACATTCAGGCGGCGATCGATAACTCCATCGGCTGGTTCGGCCAGGAAATGACGGAAGCGCAAATCAAACGCGCGTACCAGCCGAGCGCACCCGATGGCGTTCTCGGGTGTGATACCATCCCGGCGACCAAAATTTTCAACTCGGAAATGGAGGTCACGGACAACAACTCTCTCACTGATGGTTCCAAGTGCAAGGTCATCGTCGAATTCAGTGGACTCTGGTTCGCGAAGAAGACATTCGGCCCGATCTGGAACCTCGTACAGGTCAAACTCTTCGCCGCACCGATCATCGACGATTACCCGGATGCGTACGCCTTCGAGGACACGGAAGACGAGGAGGAAGAAGCCCCAGCCCAGGAAGACCAGGGCGATGATGTGCTCGAAGAAGCCGAGCCGACGGAACTGGCGTGAAATAAAAATATGATTTAATACCATATACAAAACATGTTCAAGAGACTCATGTCCAAGAAGACCCTCCTAATCGTCATCGTACTCGCCGTAGCCTATGGTGCCTACATGATGCACGTCGGACAGAAGAAGTCGATGTTCGAGGAACAGGTGGAAGAGCCGACCGTCGTCGCCGAGCCGATGAAGGAGAACAACATGCGCGAGGGCACGGGCCTGGCGAGCGCTTTACTCCCGAAAGAAGTCGCCAAGGGAGATTTCGGTGAGTTTGCCCCGTCCGAAATGCTCGCGGGGCAAAACTTTTTGGACCCGCGACAACAGATCGGTTTCCCGGAGACCATCGGTGGCGCTCTCCGCAACGCGAACCAACAGGTGAGATCCGAACCGCCAGCACCAAAGCAATCCTACACCTGGAATAACTCCACGATCACCGCCGCGGATCAAAGGCGCGCTCTTGAATAGAAACTTAAAACTAGCAGTACAATAGCCAATACATATGTCCGAAGAACTCTCCATGACCGTAAACCGTCTCGTCGAACTGACCAAACAGATCGCCGAGGCCAAGAAGGATATTAAGATTTTGACGCAGGCGGAGAAAGCGCTCCGCGCCCAGGTGCAGGGCTCGATGGAAAAGAGCGGCATCGACGTAATCAATTTGAAAAAGGGTAAAATCAACCTGAAAAAGTCCAAGCGAAAATCGGGTTTCACGAAAGTCACTGTACGCGAAGGACTCACGAAATATTTCAATGGTGACGAACGGTCAATCGAAGGAGCACTCGCCGCGATTCAGGAAAATTTACCCACGAAAGAAGTCGCATCTCTCAGTTTGACTGGTATTAAAGAAAAGGACCAATAGATTTCAAAGATGCATCGTCATGGTATGGTCGCAGTATGTGTACGAAGCCACACACGGTTACGACGCATACTCGAGCGACGAGAATGACCAGGACAGTGGTGG